ATGGGATGGAATGATACACACGTGAATGTTTCCGAAATGGTTGGACATTTATTTAAAAATGTATATTCTACTGGAACCGAAGTAATTTTTGAAAACGAAACAGTGCGATATACACTTTATCATGATCAGGACTGTTGCGAAGACGTTCGTGTTGAAGAAATTATTGGTGACATTGAAGACCTTGAAGGGCTTCCGTTATTGATATCCCACGAAGAAAGCAATTTTGATGACCCCGGCACGTGTAGTGCTGAAAGTTATACTTGGACCTTTTACAAATTCGCAACTTTTAAGGGGTATGTGGATATTCGGTTCCTTGGTGAGTCAAATGGATATTACAGTGAAAGTGTATATTGCAGAAAAGAAAATTTACTAAACTGAAATTTTATGCTTGACATTATCGTATATGGTAGGTAGAACACTTTTCATAGAGAGCAACATTCCCAAAAAGGAACATGAAATGATTGAATATACCGTTAACGTTTGGGCAGGTGGTTGTGAATGGTATCTGAAGAACAAACTCCATCGCGAAGATGGACCTGCTGCTGAATACTCAGATGGTTCCAAGTGGTGGTATCTAAATGACAATCTCCATCGCGAGGATGGACCTGCCATTGAATATGCAGATGGTTCCAAGTGGTGGTATCTGAATGACAAGCTCCATCGCGAAGATGGACCTGCTATTGAACGTGCAGATGGTACCAAGGAATGGTGGCTGAATAACAAACTCCATCGCGAAGATGGACCTGCTATTGAACGGGCAGATGGCTCCAAGTTCTGGTATCTGAATGATGTCCATGTGACACAAGCAGACCATAAACGCAGAACCACCGCTGTCCAAGAACTTACCATTGCAGAAATTGAAGCATTGCTTGGATATCAAGTAAAAATTGTAAAATAATAAAAAATAGTGCTTGACATACCCCAATCATCACGCTATTGTGGGTTCATAGAGAGCGACGAAAGAGACTCTCTATTCTTTGACATTGTTGATTAGAAATTGTTTCAAGGGAGTTCCTGCGACTCTAGACTTTGTGAGCTAGGACCTTACGGTACGGAGATATGGGCCGTATTCAAAGGACTCCCTTGAAATATAAGACTGTTTTGATGAATACTGAATATTGAGAAGCATCGGTGACTTCCTGCCTGTGATGGCGAGCGATTGGTTCGAATCCAATAATATTAGGGAATGACGATTCCACAGTGTTCTTCAAAGTAGTTTAAGAATTGGTCATTGGTCCTAAGAGCGCCAACTGACTGCTTGGGCGGAATACAGGTTATGCTGAAACCGTTCCCAAGATTGTTTAAATGGCGCATACGGCTAAGTGGTTGGGTCAGCGGAACTTCACTCCGACATAAAGAGGGTTCGACTCCCTCATGCGTCACCAAGGTTAGAGCATTGTGAGTGGGCTGTAATTATTCGTTTTATGGAATAGTGACTGGTGAAACTCTCCGTTTAAAGAAAGAAAGATAATGTTCTATGAAAAATGTGCCGAAATACTCGGTGCAACATATGAATGTAAATCTTTTCCTTATGGTTATCGTACTCGCTGGAACAATCGTTCTCCGGGTCATGGTAGATTTGAGGGTTTTGGAATAATAAGAAAGTTTGGTGATAATTATCAGGTGGCGTTAACTCGTCCGGTATCTCATCATGCCATCTATCATTCCGAAGAAGAAGTATTTGCATTTCTGAAAAGTTTATCTATATGATAGACTTATTAGATGAACACATTTAAAAAACAGGACGCTGGCTCAATGAAGTGGGTTAGGGAAATAGCTACCCTGATACATGGAGAGTAGTAAGTGTGTTCTTCTAATAAGTTTAACGCCATAGTAGCTCAGTTGGTAGAGCAGCGGACTGAAAATCCGCGTGTCGGGGGTTCAATTCCCTCCTTTGGCACCAGAACTATTCGTGTGTGTACAGTATGCCGTATGTGATAGGGGACATTCTCAATTCTCTCCTATGTACCCGAAGGCTGTAGCAGTCCTTGTGTCAAGGATCAGCAACTTTATTTGAGATAAGAGTTGCGGCGAGTAAATATATTTAACATGCGGATGTGGCGGAATTGGTAGACGCACCAGGTTTAGGTCCTGGCGATTCACATCGTGGGGGTTCGAGTCCCTTCATCCGTACCAAGTTTTGCTCAAGTGTGATTAGCTTGAGAACAGAGTAGACGATTCATGTCGCGCAAGGCAACTCTTATCAGGTTGTTAGTTGTGGCACAGGATGGGGACGGTCTCTATAAAAACGTGTATCCAGCTATTTTACTATGGAAAACGTTTCACGAGTATCGTGAAAGGGAAAACGAGAAACATTCTGACTAGCCCGAGCGGTGCAGATCGTTTTCATCCATTTTATATCGCGATAAATACTCTCATAATAGGAGAGTATAATGGACCCAAAATTACAAGCACAAATTAAAGAATATCTGAGCAACAATCTATCAATGTCATTTGATATTCAGTCAGATATTTATAACCTACATCCAGATCAGACCACAATTAATTTACTTCTTGAAGGTGAAGTAATTAATACTATCGTTCTGAACGACTTTAATAGTAACTAATTTAATGCCCCGATGGTGGAATCGGTAGACGCGAGATGCTCAAACCATCTTGCCCAAAAGGCGTGGGGGTTCAAGTCCCTCTCGGGGCACCAGTTATCTTTGTGGTCCAGTAAACTTTACGTAGCGTTTCTCGCCAGTTTCAAAGTTTATAAGTTTGTCCAAGTTATGACTTCCTTCCTCATAGTCGCCATTTGTATCTTCTCTTCTGAGAATTACCAATGGAGTATAGAATCCGTCTTCGGTTTGTAAAAAATAGGCAGGACCAAATCCACGTTCTTTTCGGAAATTTGCTGAAAGTGTGCTTTCTTTTCCAGTTTTTGAACGCGTAACAAGATGACGAATGACTTTGTAACTTCCGCCTTTTGGTAGACGAATCCTACTTCCGACAGGAAGATCATCAAAAAGTCCTTGTTCGTTCATTGCTGCCATCGCAGCATGGGCACCTCTTACGCCAGTTTGGACTTTATTCATAAAATCTTTATGAAATCCACGCAGTTCTTTGTCTTTTTTTGCAGAATCAAAATCAACAATATTTGATTCTATTATGTTAATAAGGTCTCTCATGTTCATGTTATAAATTCGCTTCTGCTTTAAGAGCATCAAGTTTATTGTCATATCCTTTAGCCCAAGAATAGACTGCTTGCTTGAGACGGGCAAAAATGCTCCCAATAGCACCTTCGGTTACTGGTTTCACCGATAACGCAGGACTTTTTTGAGTTTTAGTAAGCATTTCTTCTTGATTTTTGATGCCTTCTAATACTTTGATAAGTTGAGGTGTTAGATGTTGTTCAAGTTCATTAAGAATATCTTTGTATTTTGGAGTTTCTGTTACTTTAGGGTCTTTGGTGAGATTAAAAATGAAACTAACAGTTTCAATGACACGAGTACGAGCAGCATCTTCTGCATCAAACAAATCAGCAACATCTTCTCTAGTATGTTGTTTTATTTCGTCTTTGAGTTGCTTCATTTCCTCAGTGAGTGCTTCCATCCGTTGGAGTTTCTGAGCGAGTTTAGTGTATGTCTGACTCTTATAACTATAAAGTTTTGCAATAACCTTGCTTGGTGATACATCCTCATATTCAATATTAGGATTATTTAGATCACGGTTTTCGCAGATCATCATTAGTTTTTTGAATTGATCAATATCCATTGGTATTTACCTCGTTAGTAGAGTATTTATCTAATTCAAGTTTTGTAGTGGACGTAGGAAGTAAGAGTCACTGTGTCATAGTTGGCCAAGCGAAGCACAGTAACGGATGACGGTTTGAGTACGCAACATGAAAACCATTTGACAACGACTTCAACTACGTACCCAAAGGATAGTTTACTATCCATACGCGGAGGCGCTAATAAATTCCGCATAATGCCCTTTATGTTGTGGTAAGGGGTCCACTACAAATTCAATTCGTGCTGATATAGTATAGTGGTATTACTACGGATTCGTAACCCGTTGACAGGAGTTCAATTCTTCTTATCAGCACCAGAAATATATTCACTAATACTTATCAAGTTTGCTTCTGTAGTGTAAGGTAGCACGACCGGATTTATATCCCGGATGCCCAGATTAGGGGTTGGTTCGAGTTCAAGTCTCGACGGAAGCACCAAATTTAATCCCCAGATTACCGAACGGTTGGGGGTTCAAGTCCCTCCGGGTGCACCAACTTTTAATAGTCAAGTAACAAAGGAAAATTGACATGACACAAAAGCGTAAAGGTTCTCGCACTATCAACGTGAATGGCGTGGAATATTCTTGGTTTCGCGGTAAGTCTGTTACTGAGATTCGCAATCTTGAGACACGCAAAACAAAGCGTATTCCTAATGAACAGATTGACAAATCTGTTGATATTGTAGTACATTGTGATTGTTGCAATGAGCCAGTATATCATGATGGTATTTTGGTCACGCATCCGGGAGTTTCTACGACTCCTTCTGCAATTCGTGAGTATATTCTAGAACAGTTTTAAAATAATGCCTGTGTGGTGGAATGCATACACACCATCTTGAGGGGGTGGCGACTGAAAGGTCATGGAGGTTCAAGTCCTCTCATAGGCACCAAATAAATTCAAAAAAGTTGTTATCTATTTATAGATTTCGCTTGCACAAAGAAACATTGTAGACTAAGAAGGAAACACAGTCTAAATAACTAAAGAAAGCAAACAGGAGTTTTTATGGCAGTACTAGCACTAGACATTTCGGGTGTCCCTCGCACGTGGGTCACCCACGACGAAGCAATTTCGTATTATGCGAAGGACCTCGTGGCATGGGCTATGGGTGATGTAGTTGCCAAGTATCGTGGTGGTACTCGTCGCGACGGTTCACAAAGTTATCTTGAAGCGGCAAGTATCATTGCTGTTAAAGGTCATGGATTTGATTTTAACAAGCACAACAAAGTCGTTCTCACGAACCGAACGCTGTTCGCTCGTGACCGTAACATTTGTGCTTATTGTGGTAATCATTTCGCAAACCACCGTGAACTTAGCCGTGATCACATTCTTCCTCGCTACCATGGTGGTCAGGATGAGTGGTCCAACGTAGTCACTGCATGTTTGCCATGTAACCAAAAGAAAGGTTGTAAGTCACTTAGAGAAGCCCGTATGGAACTTCTTTATATTCCTTATGTCCCAAATCACTTTGAAAATTTGATTCTCCAAAATCGCAACATTCTCGGATGTCAGATGGAGTATCTACTTTCTGGTGTTCCGAAGCACAGTCGGATTATTGATCTATCAGTGTAGAAAAATAATCCGACACTGCTAAACACGATTAAATATTACTAAGAGTTCATTCCTCAGTAGCACAGTGGTAGTTGCATCGGTCTGTTAAACCGAATGTCGTTGGTTCGAGTCCAACCTGAGGAGCCAAATTTCGCCCGTATGGCACAGTTGGTAGCGCAATTCACTTGTAATGAATAGGTCCGGGGTTCGAATCCTCGTGCGGGCACCATAATTTATAGTGTCAGTTTTCCTTTACTAAATAATGGATAAGTTATAAGTAAAGGAAAACTGACATGGGATTGTTTTCAAATATCGAAACACTCTGGAATAAAACAGAATCTGCAGTAGATGATGCTGTTCAAGAAGCCGAACAGGTTGTCATCAAAGATGCCAAGAGTATCTACGAGCAGGCACATAAAGATGCACTTGCTGCGAATGAAGAAGTAACACGCATCAAAGGCATGTTACAAGACGCACTAGTTAAGTCTCGTGATTTGCATCAAGTAGCAATTGATGCTGCTCAGGAAGCAAGCAATGCTGCTGAAATTGAATTTAATAAGTTTAAACAGGCAATCGTTGCGCATACGGTAGATTTTAACACTCAGTCATCGCAACTTCCAAACTAAATGTAACAAAGTGCTTGACAATAGCATTATTCGTGCTATATTCGGGACATGTTAAAGATAACTGGTTCCGTCGTCTAACTGGATAAGGCCCCCGACTTCTAATCGGGTAAGTGCAGGTTCGAATCCTGCCGGGACCGCCATTTTTTACTTGACACAGTAATTTTTCTGTGTTATTGTCAATGTATAAATAGTTTCATGGGGAGATATAATTAATTGCACCTTTATGCAAAGCATAAATACTCCTATAGGAGTATATATGTGGAATTGTAAGCATTGCAACTTAGAATTTAATTTTGATAGGAACACTGATAAAGCGAATCATTCCCGTCATTGTGACAAGAATCCTTCCAAAAATAATTCCTATAAAAATTTAAAAAAAGCACAGAATTCTAGGATTGATGAAAAATTAGGAAAACTTAGTGATTATGAGGTAGTATGCGATAACTGTAATAAAACGTTTACTGTGAATGAGCGTGAAAAACGCTTCCCCAGCAAAGAAAAATATTTTTGCAGCAGATCATGTGCCAACTCAATTGGAGGTAAGGCAAAATCGAAAAATTATTACGATGATGATTCTCTGTCATATAGGACAATTGCTTGGCGAAATCATATTAAAGAGTGTGTGGTATGTGGAGAGGATAAAGTAGTAGCAGTTCATCACGTGAATGAGAACCACTATGATAACGATCCTAAGAATTTAGTTCCTTTATGTCCTACTCATCACCATTATATGCACAGTAAACATAAAATTTTGATACAAGACAAGATTGATAAATACATAAAAGATAAATGGGGATAGGGTCTGCTAGGGGTGGACGCCTCGCTTGCACCGAGGATATTCAGGTCGGTTCGAATCCGACTATCTCCACCAAACAACATAGAATTTTTAGATGAACACACTTCACCCATTAGGTAAGGGTTATGGCTTCCCGCTGATCGAAGGTTAGAATGTAGTGTCAGTAAGTGTGTTCTTCTAAATAGTTTAATCGGGGATTGGCGCAGTCTGGTAGCGCACCTGCTTTGGGAGCAGGGGGCCGTAGGTTCGAATCCTACATTCCCGACCATAAATTACAATTCAGTAGACCTAGACTAAATAAAGTAGAGGTCTACTATGAAAGTATTTTATTGTTTAGCATGTGGTAAAGAAAATAGATGGAGTCGCAGTACTCATAATAAGTATTGTAACAACATTTGTCAAGGTAAGCATAAGTGGGAAACGCAGACTGTTCCTAGAATTGAAGAAGGTGGAGGGGTTGATCCTTCTACGCTTAAGAAATATTTAGTTGAGAAGCGCAGAGAAACTTGTGAAGACTGTGGATTAGGTAATAGCTGGAACGGAAAGTCATTAACATTACATCTTGACCATATAGATGGAAATAGCGATAACAATCTCCCAGCAAACTTGAGACTTCTATGTCCCAATTGTCATTCTCAGACTGACAATCACGGTAGTAAAGGTCAAGGGTCAAGATACAAAAAGATTACTAAACGTAACACGTACTTGAGAGAGTACAAACATAATATTAGTTAATGCCCGAGTAACTCAGTGGTAGAGTGTCTGCTTTACACGCAGAATGTCGTCAGTTCAATCCTGGCCTCGGGTACCATCTTTCACCAGGTACCACATTCAGCAAAAACTACAGACTAAGTGTCTGTAGTTTTTCATTTTATGATAAATATATAACTGTCTGACAGTAGAATTGAGAAGAAAGGTTTTATGAGTTGGCACAAGTTAACAAGCACATCCTCGTTACAGGATACCTAGCAGAAGCCCCAGCGGCAGAGTATATTACATTCCTTGCGGATTGGTTCAGCCGTTTGGTTGAAGCAGTTGATATGAAAGTATTAATTGACCCAATTTGTGTATGGTGTGACGATGAAGGAAATGAAGGAGTAACTGGTATAGTAGGAATTACCACCAGCCATTCGACCATTCATTTTTGGTCAGGTGAGCCTTCTTATTACAAATTTGATTTGTATTCATGCAAAGATTTCTCTCTTGACGCGGTAGCAGAAATGCTTAAAGAACTTGGCACTTATAAATTTACTTATACTATGGTTGATCGCACAGATGATGAACATCCTGTGATTGATTCCGGTGTTGTCACTTTTTGATTAAATACCATGCGTTCTAAGTGTTACGGCAGCACGGCTGGCTCCAACCCAGCAAGCGTGGGTTCGACTCCTACAGAACGTGCCAAATTGTTTGAAAAACTTCTTGACAATACCCCAACAATGTCATATAACGGTAAGACAGAGAGTGGAAACGCTTTCTAGTTCTTTGACATTGTTGGAAAATAATAGTATTTGTGTATTACAGATAAATAGACACGAGAGATAAACAATCTTTGGAGTCTATGTAATGGGTGCACGAATAAAAAGAACTGATGAAGAAATCATTGAGGCGGCGACTACTGCATCTTCGGTTACTAAAGCCGCCGCCTCACTTGGAATGCAATATGGTACATTTAGGATACATGCCAAAAGATTGGGAGTATTCAATCCAAACCAAGCTGGGAAGGGAACTACAAAAAAGAACCCAGCTATTCCTTTGGTGGAAATATTGGAAGGAAACCATCCCCAATATCAGAGTAATAAGCTGAGAAAGCGTCTCCTACTAGAACACGTTAAAGAACATCGTTGTGAATCTTGTGGACTTACTGAGTGGCTAGGTGATCCTATACCATTAGAAGTTGATCACGTTAATGGAATCCCACATGATCATAGGTTGGAAAACTTAAAAATGTTATGCCCGAACTGTCATGCTAAAACTGACACGTATCGTGGAAAGAATACCAAAATTAATGCGGATGTGGCGGAATTGGTAGACGCCCGAGACCGAGGAAAGCGTGAAAACGTAGAACAGGAAGACTGACGGTGCGAATCCGGAATCCTCGCCTATTAAAATCTTGTGGTCTTTTGACCGTGCGGGTTCGAGTCCCGCCATCCGCACCAAACTGATTAGATGAATGCTGTAACCTATAGTAGCTACTAGGTCCGTGGTGGATATGTGGTATAGCACGAAAGCCGGTTCGATTCCGGACAGCTTTCTTCTAATCAGTTTAGACTTGTTATGCTATTACTGCGACCTACGATTGCAAGCGTTGAAAGTAGATGTAGTATAATCCGGTAGTGCGCTGCCCGACAATAACCTTTTCGGGGGAAGATAGGGCGGAGGTTTTGGTTCAAATCCAAACTCTACGTTGCAGTAATAGCGTAACAGGTTTAATAAATTCAATACATGGAAATGAACGGCCAAAATCCACCGGACTGATAAACCGGAACCCTTCTGTGTATTGGATATTGATAGTATAATGGAGCATACGGCTAACGGGTTGGGTCACCTGATTTTCAGTCAGGAATAAAGTCGGTTCGAGTCCGACATGCTTCACCATTTATTCATTGCCCTTTCCTCTAATCGGTAAGAGAGCGGATTCTGATTCCGTCAATTAAGGTTCGATTCCTTAAGGGGCATCCATTTTATAATAATTCAAGGAAAAAATATGAATAATGTTATTACTGTAGACTTTAGTAAGAGGAACGTGAAAGAACAACAGGTAAATCCATCTATAGGAGATGGACTGACTACTTATCTAAACGGTCTACGGGAATCAGGGATTGATGAAGACGACATCTTGGATACGCTTGATGCAATCAATGATATGAAACTTTATTTAAATGCTGATCCAGAGGTTCAAAAGTTTGCTGATGGATGGCTAAAGCAGTTTCTGTGAGTTAATGGGAAGGTAAAGCCGATAGTTTGTAAATATGTGGACCGCGAATCATGTATCCAGAGTTTCAACTTCCTCCACGTGTGTTAATTGTTGGTTTTGAAAACCGTTTTGTATAAATAACTTTGAAGGAGTTTTTATATGAAACAAAAACATAATGAACATAAATTTACTGATGCTGAACTGATTGATGCGTACAATCATGATCCATATCTTGGCAGATTGGCAGTTAAATTTGGCGTGCCTATTATAACAATTTTTAGGCGCGCCCAAAGACTTAATTTAACGTTTAAAAACGGTGGCAACAACAATGGTAAATTTATTCTCGATGATATTTTACAGGACAAACATCCTCAATATCCCACTATTAAGTTAAAAAAAAGATTACTGAAAGAAAGAATTTTTGAGAACAAATGCCAAAACTGCGGTATCGTAGAATGGAATGGCAACCCTTTAGTTATGCATTTGGATCACATTGATGGAAATTCTCATAATCATAAATTAGAGAATCTTCGCATGTTATGTCCCAATTGTCATTCTCAAACAGACACTTACTGTGGTAAAAATAAATAAGGGTGAGTTGCAGATATGGTATGTTCTGCTCCCGACTGTAAATCGGGTCCCGTGTGGTAAACATTGTAGGTTCGAATCCTACCTCACCCACCAAAATAAAAAATGAAAAAAAATGAAAAAAACGAAAAAAAGTTATTGACAGCACCCATTCAATGAATTAATAAGAGTCCATCAGCAAGGCAATGTCGCTTCGCTAAACAAATGGAGATTTACAATGGATATCGGTGAAATGTATACTTTCAAGCGCACTGCTGGTCGTGGTCGTCCCTTCGTTGGCGAAGTGGTTCGCAAGGCTGGTCTCTTCACGTACATGAAGATGAAGGATGGCAATGTCGTCCCGGTCTATACCAATCGTATTCTGAACAAGTACGAGTTCACTCCGTATAACACGAAGGCTCGCCGCGAACTGGTAAGCGAATAACAAAATCCTGATGAGATTATGGTCTTGGTAGTTCTGAGACCATAATCTTTTTAAAATAATGCTCCTGTAGATCAATTGGTTAGATTGTATAATAGTGCGGGCGAGTAGCTCAGTCTGGTTAGTAGCTATCTCCTCATAAGAGACAGGTCGGGGGTTCAAATCCCTCCTCGCCCACCACATAAACAATTCAATTTATCTTTCCACAGTAACAAATTGTTTAAATTGAAATCACCATTATTTATTTGAGTTATCTCACTTTTCATTAGAAGGAATAATGGTTTATCGCTTGCGTTCCATTTGAAATAATCTTTGTCTCTGATGAATCCTTTTACTTCAACATATTCGTTTGTTTCTGTTAATAAAAAATCTGGGAAATATTGACGAGTTTTTCCATTAGCATCAATGTATGGTATGGATAAAGGTTGTATAAATGGTATATTATTAGATACCAGATATTTGGCGAACGCGAGTTCCCATGTTCCTTTGAAGGTCATCCCATTAAACACATAACTTTTTACTCTGCCACCTATATTTTTTGATGAATATGATTCTGGATTATTAAGCACTGCTAATCGCATGGCATTTGCAGTTTTTTCTCGTGCGAGCGGATCAGTGTAGTACGCCAATGAATTTTGTCTTTGTTTTTCTATAAATGCAGAATCTTCGTATATGTAACTATTTTTGAGTCTTATTTGGCGTTGTGATTCCCGATATTCTTCCGTGCGATGTATTGGTGATGCTGTTCTGAACGGTTTATCACTGCGATTTGGGTTACGCACACAGTATGGTTGATGTTTACTGATTGCAAGTTTATTTTTGTAAATTTTACCACAGAACATGCAACTATTATCTTTGTTAAATTCAGACTGAATTTTGGGAGCGATACACACTTTAGAGTTGTGGTGATTTTTTATATTATTTGCTGTGATTTCTTTTCTACATAATACACAACATACTTTATTTTTTGTTGCCATTGGCTTGTTCCTCTATAAATAACTTTGTGGGACAGCCTAAGTTTTCCTCTATAGACTGGGTTTCAAAGAGCGGGAATTCTTTGATTACCACTTGTATTTATTATTTTGTGATAATAAATGAAATTAAAAATATTATTTTCAAATTTAATGGGCGTAGCATTGGGTTGGGTCGTAGCCAACGTATCGAATGGGTGTCGAGATGTAATAGGGACGGTCCTGCGCAAGCCTTACTGGTTCGAACCCAGTTGCGTCCACCATATTTAAGGATGTATCATGACTAAGAAAATTATTACTTGCCCCGTTGGTGAGCCTGTTATTCGGGAAACAAACTGGGGATCGTCAATTATTTCATATACAAGAACTCGTACAGTTTACGTTGAAACTCATATTGATAGTCTGATTGATACTCTTAAACGAATCAAGAAAGATTATCCCGAGTTTACTGATCTTCGTCTGAATGCAGTTAACGATTGTGGTTGTTACCATGATTGTTCTTGCCCTCCCTCGTATCAGGTTTACGGTGATCGGCTTGAAACTGATTTGGAATACGATCATCGCCTTAAACAAGAAAATGAGAAAAAGATGCAACAAGAAGAGCATGATCGCAAGGAATATGAAAAACTGAAGGCAAAGTTCGGACAAGTTTAAAGAATGCGAAAGCCCCCTATACCCATGAACCCAGTCGCGAGGGTAGGTAATGACATGGTGATAGTGCATCAACTGCGGGGGACTAGGGGTGGTGATTGAACCCTAATCTGGGTGGGAGTCTCAGAGACAAAATATTTTGATAACAGCTATTGCAGTTAAATACGTATACGGAGAGGTGGCCGAGAGGATTAAGGCACCTGACTTGAAATCAGACGTAGGGGCAACCTTACCGTGGGTTCGAATCCCACCCTCTCCGCCATCAATAGGAAACGACTGCAATGAAAGTTTTATTTGTCCTGAAACGTAAGGATAATTACAATGAAGATCGCGATGGTAAGCACGTTGGATTAAGCACCGGGTTATATAACTCCGCCTCTTTTGTAAGCGATATGCTTAATGATATTGGCATTGAATCTGCAATGGAAGTTGCGATTGACAATAACTGTATTGATAGTCTCGTAAACAGACATAAACCTACTCACGTAATTATTGAGGCTCTCTGGGTTGTTCCAAGTAAGTTTGAAATCCTGCAAAAGCTACATCCAGATGTAACTTGGATTCTTCGTCTACATAGTGAAATGCCATTTATGGCTGGTGAAGGCATTGCGATGAACTGGATCGGTGAATACTCAAAAATCAGAAATATGTTGATTTCAGTAAATGCACCAAGAATGTTCAGAGAAGTTAAAATTTTCTTAAAAACAATGCATCATTGGACAGATAGAGAAGTAAATGAGAAAGTTCTCTACCTTCCAAATTTCTACCCACAAAATTACGCAAGTCCAAAGAAAATTGATCAATCAAGTCATTATATTAATGTAGGCTGTTTTGGTGCAATTCGCCCGCTCAAGAATCATCTGGTGCAAGCAATTGCTGCCGTAGACTTTGCGGAAAGCCTCGGTAAGAGAGTACGCTTTCATGTCAATGCGGGTCGCGTAGAAATGCAAGGTCAGCCAGTGGCAAGTAATATAGAACATCTGTTTGCGCATTTATATGAGCGTGGTCATAGACTGGTTAACCACGTATGGACACCAAGAGAAGAATTTCTGAAAGTTTGTGCATCCATGGATATTGGTATGCAGTGCAATTTTTCAGAAACTTTTAATATTGTAGGTGCTGATCTGATCAGTCAGGGAGTCCCAATAATTGGGACGAGTGAAATTCCTTGGTTGAGGACAGGAAAAGCAGACCCGAATAGTAGTAAAGATATTGCCCATGCTCTAACTCATGTTTACCGTCACCCATGGTTGAATGTTAAATTTAATCAGTGGTCTTTGAATAAATACACATGTAAAACTGCTAAAGTTTGGAAATCAGTATTTAAAAAGTTGGGAAAATAACATGTACAATAGGCATACACATAAAGTACGTATCCATGGATGGGAAAATGGAGAATTGATCGTAGGGCTGTTAACGTTTACATCAGAAAAAGAAGCATATGATTTTGCAACGGAAAAAAGCAAAACTTATGGACATTTGGTGAAAATTTATAATGAGTTCAATGAACTTGTTCATGAATTTGCAAGTACAGTATATAAAACTACATACGCATAA